GCGTGTTTTTTTTTTTTCTTTTTGAGTCTGTGTTACTTGCTATTCACATCTCTCAAGCGGTCAGAGTTATTGTTACTCATACGTCCATGCGGACGAGAGCATCTACGGTATCCCCGCACATCTTGGGCGCGATGTACTTACTCGTATTCTGCTTATTCTTGACTTTGCCGTCTTTTTGTACATAGGTAAACCCGTCACAGTAGTCCAAACATGACTGGGCTGACCTAGCATATACATCAAAAAGATCGTCGTAGTTAATGCCGTACACCTCTTGCAGAAAATCCGAGAACTCAGGAATTGGATGCTCCGGTGCTCTCTCAACTATTGCATGGACGCCTTCACGACCCCCCATCTCTTTGAGCTTTGTTGTTCTCACATCAAGATAGGGGTTTTCCGACAGGCGGCTCGACGTCTGTATCAACAACTCTTTTATCCCAGGCACGTGTCGATGTTCATAGGCGGCACTAAGATACTTGCCGGCCATGTAATCACGATCGTTGATTTGACTATTCCTATTTGGCCTCAAATTCAACTTTGCCAACACGCGCCCGAATTGCGGGACGGGACGACACCCAATGGGACTGCGCACGTACCTCTTCCTATAGAAGGTTGCAAAGTGACGGTCTTTTTGCGGCACAACTTCGGCGACCATTCCAGTGTCGTCGAAGACTTTTTCAATCTCCGCCTTGAACTTTACCCCGTCACCCACGACATATCCCAAGTAATCATCCCCGCCGTGAACGTTCGTGCTCTCCTCGATCTCGGCGCGCTCCAGCGCAGCCAATATGAGAGCCATGTGTGTGTGAGAATTTCCTGGGGTAGTGGTGGTCTCACCTGACCACCGCTCTCCCTCGATATCGGCGCAGACTCCATAACGAGTCCACACCCGTATTTTTGTGGTTCTCGCAAACTCACGAACGAACCAATCCGGCCCCCCCAGCTTCCGATAGAACATCGCTTCATATCTACGAAGTTCCTTCGGTTGGCTCCCGTCGTTGTTCTTCGCGTCGCTCTCGATAGGGTTACCCTTGGCTTGCTCCAATATTTCCCCCAGCTCCTCACCCTTCATGCCACAGGCATACAAGACCTTGTTGCCTGTGTTAAGGGGATTAGCCATTGAAAAGATTTTCTTCATCCTGTTGTTAAGCTCCATCACAACAGGACCAGTCAATGCGTTGTAAAGATCAGTTCCTTGGTATACAACGCGCGGCTGAGCCTTATGGTCCTTAAGGAGAACCTCCTGTTTCGCGAACACATGTTTCGTGTCCATTTCACTGTTCCACTGCGCACCATCCAACGCCTCCACCAACCTACGGGCCTTGCTAGGATCACATGTGGCAAAGTACTCATCCATGAGATCTTTGTCAACTCTGATGGTCTCTTGGGGCTTGAACTTGGACATGAGCAACTCATGTCCACGCTTAAAAGAGGCCATGTCTTTCATAGCGGGTTTGTAATCACACCGCTTTTTCATTGCATGCATCGTACTAGCTGCCGTATTACTAGGGACAGTTAACGGAACGCCTGCCAATATCGCGCCTTTAGCAACCCCGACTCCAGTCTCTGGGTCATCATTTTTGACACGGCAAACATTGACAGAACACTTGATGTTCTCGAATTTAACCTCGTGGTCATAGGATGTGAATGTATTGGACTCCAGCCCATCATCCTTAACCGCTTGGCGAGCTCCAGCTCTATGCTTTCGCTTTTTCTCAATATCGACGGGAGGTAGACCTCCAAATTGCACTTTGGTTTTGTATTGCATCTTGACG